GAGAATCTCGTTCATAATCTCCGTGCTTGTCAAGTCCTGAATGTCAGTGCCACCCTTGAGGTAATATTCTCCTACAGTACCCTTGAAGTCCTCATAACATACCTTGATAGGTGTACTCCAGTCTCCGAGTTCCCAACGCTTCTGAGAGTTCTTGACACCAATCTCCTTGTAGGTAGGGTTACAGCCCGCACCCTTAACACCGATATCGTTAATCTCTCCGATAAGGGCGAGTGGGTCACCGTTATGTACCTTCATAAGCTTGGTGAATCGCTGGAAGTCCTCATCCTGCTCAATGGTCATAGGGATGAGTTCCTTTAAGTCTCTTACATCCTCATTATTGAATGTGATGTTTTCCAAAAACTTTGTCATTTCCTTATAATCTTTAGTTATACTTTGTCTTACTTCTTCTTGAACGTTCCGTTCCGTCGTGCTTCAATCTCCGCACGCATTGCAGACTTCTGTTCGACAGCTTTCGCTTGGGCGTTCTTACCCTCTGGCTTGCGCTGCTGTGGCTTGTAGTTAGATGTAATCTGACTGAGAGCCTTTTCTCCGCCTGCCATCTTAACAGCGTTAAGGATGCGCAATTCGTCGGTAGTCTTAGCCTTTGCCTCCGCATCTTTCTTAGCTTGTGTCAGCTCCTCAATCTGCTTCTTCAAGTCCTCAATTTCGTTCTCCAACTCCTCGATTCGGTCGGTGTTCTCGTCACCGCCTTCACCCTCGTTACCTTGTGCATCTGTCTTGATGTCGGTAATGACACCATCAGCGACTACGATAGTCTTGCCATCAGGCATCAAAAACTCGCCATCAGGGCTTGCCTTGTCGCCTACCTGAGGCTCACCTTCCTCACGCTCTACAGTGAGCATCTGTCCGTCACTCGTGGATAGGTCCATACCCTTTGCAAGCTCATCAAGGTTCTTAATACCCAGCTTCGCCAGCGCACGGTCAATCAGAGAGGCTTTAACCTCTACTTTCTCCTCTTTCTTTGCCATTTTACTTTTTGTTTTATTGTTAAACACGGCACCTTGCTTCTTGGCTGAAGCTGGCGCAATTATCTCACCAATCAATCCGAGACGCATAGCCTCGTTAACACCGATATACTTATTTTCATTCATAAGTGCCTGCATCTCGTCCTTGTCGCACTCACAACGCTCTACGTACAAGTTGAGCATCTTATCTTGTGTATCTCGCAAGTCCTTAGCCGCCTTGTCTAAGTCGTCGGCTGTAACAATTTCCGAAAGTCCCCAGCTTGGTATCCACGGATTATGTACGCATATCTCTGCACTTGCATAAGCTTTACGACGTTCCTTCGGTGCTGCCATCAAGATAACTGTAGCCATTGATGCAGCGTTACCCTCTACCGTGCAAGTTATCTCTTTGCCAGTGGCACGTAAGCGGTCGTAAATAGCCCAACCCTCTGTACATGAACCACCATTGCAATGTAAGCGTACATCGATTTTATTATCATCCTCTGGTATCTGCTCGCAGAACTCATCCACATCCTTATAACAGATGCCTTCTGCCTCACCGAAAAACTTACTATTATTCTTTTCGTTCTCGGTTTGTATATCATTGAAAATCTTTAATACTGCCATATTCGTTATTAGTTATGTTACAAAGGTACTTTATAAAGATAAAGAAAACCTTTACAAGGGCTCGTTCTCCACTTTCACAGCGTGAAAGGAATAAAAAAAGAAGGGCGACCACCTTCGCAGGCAGCCACCCTCACACAATCGCATGAAACACAACTTAAACTATTCGTTTCTCCATTCTCTTAACTACTCGGTACACGGTTGTTTCTCCGCATCCGTACTGCTCACTGAGATAGTACACGATATATCCGACCTTATGACCTTCTTCTTTTAGTCGTACATAATCGTTATACATCTTCATATACTTAATATCTGACACGTCGATATTATTATCATTCATCACTCGTAGCAGACTTTCTGCTGTTCTCATCAACTCAAATTGCGTCATAGTATTGTCACTTATTTAATAGTCGATAGTCTTTCGATTACCTCGACTCTGTTATTTGTATTATTAATCTCTTCTACGCTTACCACTGGGCGTGGCATCATCGCCATACCCCTCGCAACGGCTCTCGCTAAGAACTCCTCGCCAATCTGCTGTGAGTTTCCGCCATGTCCCATGATAGGCACGCCACCGCCTATCTGATTAAAAGCTGATAGGGCAGGGGCAAACATTCTCGTTGCTGGTGCTGTCAGTACGCTCTCGCCATTAGAGAGATGCGCTGGTATGCTGTCGCTGGTATCTGTGCCTGGTCCTACCACATCACCACCACGTGCGAACTTGGCAGACTTCACAGTCCTAATCGCTGACGTGATACCCGCCATTACCTGCGCTACCGTTGTAGCTATTGCAAAAATATTAGCAGGGAATGGTCCAGCTTTCTGTGCATTCTTAATACCCTCTGCTATTGCAACGCCAGTGTTAACTGCAATTTCACCAAGTGCGATTACTTTAGAAGCCTTAGCTAAACTTTTGTTATGCTCACTAAATGCAGATGCTAAATCAGATAATCCTCCCATAGCCTGACCGATTGCTTTGTACCGTGCCATATTTGCTTGGAAATGCTCTTCTTTTTCTTTGTCTTCTTGATCTCTTACTTTTTTATTAGCTTCCGAATAGTTTTTTTCTAATTCTAACTTGCGCAGGTTAAATTCTTCTATACTCTCTCCTTCTCTCTGCTGTGCTGATTCAAGTAAAGCCTGCTTTTCATCCGCTTGCAGCTGTAACACTTCGAGTTCAGAGCCTTGTCCGCTCTCCATGCCGCTAATCTCTGCCTCTAATATCTTAGCCTTATAGCGGTCTTCGATAGCTTTCTTCTGCTCGTCAAGAACTTTATTGTTATACTCCTTATGTGCATCTTCCTCCTCCTTGTAGTACTTAGCATTAACTGCTTTTAGCTGCTTTGTCTTTTCCTCCTCGGTGAGTACCATCTGCTTGATAGCATCAATCTCTAACTGTCGGGCATTCTCGATATTCTTAACCTTTAAGTCGTATTCCTCCTTAGAGCCTTTCTCGATAGAAGAGAGCATATTCTGGATATACGTCTGTTCACGCTTGATTGCCTCGTCTTTAACGGTTAAATCAAACTCACTTAGTTTCTTTTCCTTGACTTCTTCAAGTGCAAGTATCTGAGAGGTGATAGCCTTCTTAGCGGTTGCCGTTAACCCCTTCTCGGTCGCAAGCCGTACCTTTAAGTCCTCTATCTGTCTATCATATTGAACAGCGATAGCTTTTCTTCTCTGCTCGGCTGTCTGTTCTACGAGTTGTGCGAGCAGGTCTTCCGCCTTACGTATCTCGTCCATCTCTTTCTTTGCCATCTGCTCTGCTGTCATGCCCTTTGCCTTGCTGCTTTTGGCTTTCTTCTCTTTCTTCTTCTTCTTTCCTCCATTACCTTTGCCTTTCCATTCACTTGAACCATTGGTATTCATGTGGTCTGGCTGCTTATCTTCTCCTTTATACTTAGCTAAATCGATATGCGCTACCTTCTTATTCTTTATCGTGCTGTTAAACGCATCGAGATAGGTATTTGCTTGTTCCTTTCCGAAAGCCTTAATATCACCAAAACCCTCTTTAAATGTCTTCACAAAGCTACCGCCAATCGTAGAGAAACCTTCTTTAATCTTATCGAATGAAAGTGTTACGATACCCTCTACTATCTGCGCAAGTCCCTTTAGCTGTCTTCCTACACTCTTCGCACCATCTATAATGAGATTAAACACTAATTTTATGACGTTCCAAGCACTCTTGAAGTTTACCACGATAGCCTGCACACCAGCACGTACAAGCATACTCTCATTATATAGGTCTATGAAGTAATTAATCACCTCGATAACACCCTTGAGTAGCTTTGTGATACCTTGAGTAGTAAGTAGCTTTACTCCTGCCAACATAGAGCCAAAGCCCTTATCGCTCATATCGAACATAGCGGCTAAAGTTTTATTCAACTCTGCATTAGCTGCCCTCTGATTATCCATGCTCTGTCCATACTTGCCAGTGGTGTCCTTTAGCTTCTCAAGGTCAACGTTCATCGTATCAAGCTGCTCTATCATCTTCAAGCCAGCGTTCGCACCCTGCTTACCGAACACATCCTTGAGAACCTCTCCTACCTCTTTAGAGTTTTGCGGTACCTCCTTTAACTTGGTGCTAACCATCTTGATAACGTCCATCGTAGACATTGAGCCGTTAACCAAGTCCTGCTGTACCTTCTTCGAACTGATACCAATACCCTCGAGTGCTGCCGCTGTCTTGTCTGACATCTCACGTATCTTCTTACTACCCATCTGTATCAGCGCAAGACCATCATCTGAGAAGATACCGCTGCGTGTCTGCTGAATAGTAGCTACAAGCTCCTTTCCTCCAATGCTGGCATCGTGGAAGGCTGGTGCATACTGCTTAATCTTTGCAATCATATCACCATTAAGGTCTGCACCGCTCTGGAAGCCTTCGTTTACGATCTTCAATGCTTGCCCTGCATCATAGCCGTATTGAGAGGTTAGCACGTCGACAGCCTCCAGCACCTCCTTATAGTCTTTACCATAGGTATCTGCTGTGGCTTGTATCTCGTCACGCATAGCCTTTAAGTTGTCACCCGTCAGTCCGAGAAACTCTCTTGTTAATCGTGTGCTTTCAAGGATACCCTTATTATAGTCAAAGAACCACTTAAAAGCGACACCAGCTCCAGCAATACCAGCAAGAGAAAGGAATACAGGGTTTGTCATGAAACCCATCAATGTTGACCCAAACGCCTTTGCGCTACCAATAGCACCATCGAAGATGCCTGACAAGCCTTTACCGCCTGAGGACATCTGCATGATAGAGTTTGCAAAGTTACTATTCACGCCAAGAGCGGACTTGATAGCCTCCTCATAATTACCGACATTACGATAGAACCTCTGTGTACCTTCTTCCGCTTCTTTCAGTTCGTTAGTAATCTCATTGATATGCTTCTTGAGTTCCTGCCCCTTTGCACTATTACGCTCTGCCTTTGACATTGCATCATAATCTCTTGTAGCATTGCTTAACTGCGCACGTAGAGACTTTAACGAGCCTTCTTGATCACGCTCTACCTTGATATTATTCTGCACCTCCTTAGACAACTCTCTAATAGTAGCCTTGTGAGCCTTTGATTGCTCGTCCATTGCGGCAATAGTAGTCTTAAACTCCTCGCCGCCTACCTTTCCGTCCTCGAAGTCTTTTTTTAATTGCTTCTGTGCCGCTGAAAGGTCTGCAAGTTTTTCCTTGTATTGCATGATGCCGTAGATAGCATCTTCATACCTTACCTTGATACCCAGTATCTGTTCCTCATCTGTTCCTGTCATAGTCTTATCTCCTTTATTCAAACGTTAATTGTAGCATCGTAACCTCTGCTGTGTCACTATTTGTTGCCCTTATCTCGGTGGCTGCGAAATACGCTCCATACTGCGCAAGATATATAGGTCGTGTTTCGTCAAACCGCAACAGTTCCAAGTCTCTCATTTTCACTTTCTCCTTGATGACTTTTGGCTGCTGCAATGTGCGTATCATATCACGGTACTTCTCATCCAAGATGTCCTGCATATAGATATCGAAGTAAGCGACAGCGAAACCATTGCTATCCTTACGTAACCGTAATATCCTATCCTTACAAGCACTATAAGGAGGCTCTTTTGTTTTCGTAATCTCGTCCTTATCCTCGCCTCTGTTCCCAGTGAATTGCGAACCATCACCGCTTTTCTTTGCCTTTTCAATCTTATACATAGGCACGGTGTCTCCGTCAGTGGCTGCAAAAGGAAACTCATACATCACCTTTTCGATATCGAGTGTCTCATTATCGATACGCAAATCACCATCATAGTGACCTTTCACGGTGTCATCTTCCTTCCACTTATAGCGGTTGTGTTGTCCGTAGTCCTCAACCTTATAGTTAAGCTCTGAGGGCTTATTCTCGCTTGTAGGTGCTATTATCTTGCTCGTCCAATCGACAGCCTCATCCCTGCGCTTCCATATCGTAGAGAGTGGCACAAGCCTAACGATACCATCTTCCGTTATCTGTAATGGAAACGACCCCGTGATAGCGGTTAGGAACTTCACAAAATCAATGACCTTTATCTTTGGAAGATTATATGCAATAGGAAAATAGCCACCATCTGGAACATTCTCACCCTTAGATAGTGTTGCCTTTATCGTTCCGCCTATAACCTGCATATTAGGAAAATGTGTTACGTCTATCCATTCGAAAGTAATAGTACTTCCTTTCACGACCTCAATCTTTCCATATCCGCTATTGGTAAACCGACACACACCCCTGTAGCCTCTTGGCACAGTGAATGAGAACGGTTCTCTTTCGGCACCCATATCGTATGTTTCATGTTCCGCTCCCTTTGTTATCGTCATTCGCAATAGGCAGCCCCTTTGGAAATTAAACCGATCTGTGTCTCCTCCGATACCACCACTACGTCCGACAGGCTTAACCTTGCCACCAAGCTCAAAAGACCATTCAGCCTTTATGTCGAAGATTAACGTAGCATCAGTAGTCACAGCGATAGATGTAACCTTGTCTCCTCTCTGACCACTTAACACGCTACTCTCGTCTGTCACATTTAGTGACATCTGTCCCGACTGCATAGCCATAGGCTCAAATGTTGCTCCGAATGCACCTTCTGAGGTTAAATCGTTAGACTTACGATTGATTAGTGGTAACACAAGCGTATTGATATACTCTTTCGCTTCCTCGTGAAATTGAAAGTCTATACCAGTCTGCGACTTGATGAGAGATAGCACGAATGGAACACGCACTACAGGGTGAAGATAAGGCACGCCTTTTTTGTCTGGTGAATATTCCCCCTTAAATCGCATTGCATATTCAAACCATGTTTCCTTTTGTCTCTCCCTATTATTGTTACCTGGTGAAATCATACTCGAATCAGTGCGCCATGTCATATCCTCCTCGTCATCGTATTTCCACACGTTATAACCTGCGTAGAAGTACGGCTTTTCCATTACATCCTCGAACCGATTAACTTCGTTAGCAAGATTGTAGAGTATCTTATCGTTGCTCTTAAGGTCGTTTAGTGCTGTTCCTTTACTGATTAGACTGCTGAACTGCGAGAACAACCCCCACACGATAGACACCTCTATGGATTCGTCTGTGACTTGTAGCACGCTAACACGTCCGTCCTTGATTAACTCCACACCGTTGCGAAAATAGCGTGCCTTGTGCAATCTATAAGCGTAAATACTTGTATTCTGCACTAAGTCTACGTGCAAGAGTATCTTCTGATTGCGTACTGTCTTTGGCAACTTGACTGTGTATGTGCTATTAGATACTATCTTAGACACATCACGGAACAGATTACTTTTAATTGACATCGTAATCTGTGTACTGCCGTCAATATCTACCAGCTCTCCGTCGATATATAATCTTTCGTTCTTCATCGCTTATAACTTTTGTATCTCAACCTCTGGAAGGGCAATAGTACATATAAAGTCTTGCAGGGGTGCGCCACCCTTCGTATATGACGCTGCAACGACATTTACCGATACCCACTTAGGCACACCGCCCTCATAGCCTGCAAACATATCCACGATAGGGCTTGTCGTGACATCAAACAGCATATCCCATGTTTCGCTGTCTACCAGCGGTGCACATATCGGCAGGCTGTCCTCACGCTTAAGTGATTGCATACGTCCTGCACCGCCCTCATATCCGTATGTCATATCATAAGAGAGTAGGTTATTGCGAAGATATGCACTATCGCTTGACACCTTCCTGCTTTGCTCTCCTGCCTTAAACAGATAGTAGCAATAAAACCCATGTCTGTTTATCCACCGCAAGTAATAACCCTCGTCGTAGTCGTCTACAATATCAATACGCACCTTGTCGGTTTTCTTTCCATCACCTACATATTGGAAACGGAAGGTTAAATCAAATGTTCTGTCAAAGTTAACCTCTCGCAGTCCTCCTGTGCTGTCACTGATTAGGTAGAAGTCCTTAGCCGTGTGCTCGCTATCTTTCAGTGGAATATTCCAAACGCCCTGACCTGATAGGCTGATAAACTTTTCTGGCGCACCATCCCTGCCTAAGAGGATAGAACTGCCACCTGCTGCATATACTCCGAATGTGAAAGGATAGCCCTTAAACCATTTAAGCCTGCGAAAGCCGTTATAACGCTCTACACCTCCTATCTTAAGCGCACCCCATACATAGAACACAGAGAATGAGAAAGTAACATCATCGCTACCACTGACAGATACCACGACCTCGAACGATACCCTTTTCCCAAGTTCTGTGCGCTCGGCTTCCGAATAGTTAACCTTGCCAAAAGGAACAGCGTCGAAAAAGGTTTGTATGTACTCCCTTACGTCACCGTACATCTTGCCACGGAAGGCATCGAACATAACCACTTCCGACCCACTTCCGCTTGCTTCCATCTTAATGATTGCCCTTGTCACCTTGTCACCATCTACCTTCACGATACAAGGATTAAATGCAAAACCTATCTCGTCGGGATAGGTTAGTGTTATATTGCTCTTACTTTCTGTTCTCATACGTCAATATTGGTTAGCTTAATGTTCTTAATCTCGGTCTTTAGAAGGCTTGTGATGCGCATCAGTATTCGCTCCTTTGCCAATGGTATAACATTCGTGTATATGTCGTTTCGTCCTCCCTTACGGAATAGGCTTGTACCTTCTCGCTCAATCTTCCGTGCGATGAGAAACGCAAGCGACAACTCGCCACGCTCCTCTGCCGTGTACTTGTGCGGTCTATCTGTCTTGTACGGTATAGGTCGTGCCTTGATACCCTTATCTTGCATCCACTGACGAATGATAAGACGGAAGTTTGCAGGGACTTTTCCAGCTTGTCTACCAGTTTCGAGAGTTCCAAAAGGAGAACGACCCCAAAGAGTGCCTTCTGTTTCGTTAGCCTCAATTCTTAAACTCGCAGCCGTTCTACCGCTTGCACGCTGACCAGCTGCAATATGATTTTTTATTATCTCCTGCTTTACCCTCTCGAGTTCCTCTTTAAGGACAATGCTTGCCGCCTCCTGTATCATACGCAACCTCCCTGCAATTCCTTAACTGTCAACTCTACCGAAACGCCTGTTATATATGCGCTTGCTTGCTCTAAGATAGTAGTATAGCGCACCTTTCCTCCGATAGGCTCAAAGAAACGGCTTGCGTTCATCTCAGAGAGGAAACGAGCAGCTACGCCCTTCATCTTGGTGTACACCTGCTCATTGTCATTTCCATTAGCGTCACGCTGTACCTTGTCGACAAAGGCAAGGATGATGTCCTCACTATCCTTTACCTTGCCCCTTGTCATGTCGAGATACCCACCGATTGGTAAGATACATATAATTGCTGGTAGGTCTACTCTGTCTACGACTTCGGCTGCACCATTCCAATCTTCGAATACATAGCTAAAGTTCGGGAACTTCTCTTTGGCTATCTCTCTAATCTTATTTTCTATGCTCATCGTTATATACTTCTGATAAACGTTTTTCAAACTCTTGCTTCTGATTATCCATGCTTAAACACTGATACACTCGCATCCACGGCACACGCATTACATCCTCATGGTCTGTGATGCCCATACGTAAGGCGTACCAATCAATCATACCGAAGATACCGAACTGAAGCTTGTTTATTCCTGCTCTTATCTCTTTGTCTGTCGGTTTGCGCTTTGCTTTATCGAATAGCGCATTTATCTTCTCAATACGACCGTACACCCAGCCAACAAAGGAAACAACCTCTGTAGCCTTACACACGTTCACTACTTCTGGCTTCATGCTCAGAAGTACCTCGCAGACCTTGTAAAACATTTCTCCGTCTGTCTGTAGTGTGGATAGCTGCACCATCTGACCGATAGTCATATCGTCAAGATTGCAAGGTGTGTCGATGCCGCCCACCTTCTGAGGTCTTGACATCTTATTTAACCTTAGTTTCTCGGTGTCCTTACTAAATGCTGAGAGTATCAGCCACCTTCCGAATGTGATATTTTTCTTCATATTACCCAAGTGTATTATAATGCGCTCTTGCTGTACCGCTGCGCCTTACGTTAAGCCTCATTAAGGCAAAGTATCTCGTTGCATCGATAGCGTGATTGAAGCAATCGATAGGCGTGTTTGTCTTCTTGCCGTCTCTGTCCTTCTTCCACTTATAGCTTTGTAATTCCTCAATCAAACCAGATGACCGCCTTGTAACGTTCCATCTATAGCGGTGGAGGATGTCAATACCTACGCTGATACTATCCTTTCCCTTAGCGGTAGGAACAGCCCACAGACCTGCTGCCGTCAATTCTGCAATACTCTTTGGCTCTGCGCTATCAGCTATAATCAAGTCCTTACGTGTTATTCCGTTCTCTTTAGCTCTTTGCGCTATCATAGGGTTGGTTAGCCCTGTTTCATAGATTACTCCATCCGTCCACAACTCACCGTGCGCAATGACACAATTCACCAAAGCCGTTGGATCGTTAGTGAAACCAAAGTCCAACCCATAGCCCTGTATCTTCCAGCTCTCACGCTCTGGCAGCCTGTCAACGATACGAAAGTTAGGAAAGATGACCCCTGATAGCTTACCAGTCAAGCCACGTGCATATACCTTCCATAGCTCTTTATCTTCTATACTCTCGATGCGCTCGTGTTCCTCCTTTGTTAAGAATGGGTTTCCTCTGTGATCTGAGATTATCATCTTCACACCTTCACGACCTTTCACTTCATTATGTGCCCAGAACCTCTCCGAAGGGTTATAGTCTATCCATATCTTCTTACGTGTACGAATAGCCAACTGCCAGTATATCTCATAGCCTATACCATTCGCCTCGTTAACGAATAGATAGTCACGCTTACCGTTCTTTGCGTCTTGCTCGTCCTTGTAACTCTTGAACTCAATTATAGAACCATTACTGCATTGCAGATAGTGTCCGCTCTCGTGCATATCAAAGTAACCAGCCAGCCAGTCCGAACCTCCTAATATTGTTTTGGCATCACGAAGCGCACCCACCTTCAAGTTTGGCAAGTCTTGACCTACTACCGTAGTTATACTTCCAGCCTCCAGTAACGCCACATAGATAAGCACCTGCATAATCGTGTATGTCTTTCCAGAAGACGTGCCCCCCTGGTTAATATACACTCTTGCAGTCTTTTCTGTGTTCGCTCGAAACAACGGTCCTATAACCTTAAACGGCATTATCATACATCAACCTCGCTTTCATCACTTACAGGGTTTACATCCGTCTCGATAAAGCCTATCTCGATTTTGCTATCTACATTCGCCTTTACATCAATATAATTTTGATTGATAGCCCTTCTTTCATCTTCGGTGCATATCATTCTATACAGGCTTAGGAGTTCAGCCGCTTTTCCGCTTATACGCAACTTCAAACGAATGTATCGCTTAACCTTTACCCTGTTAGTATTTATCAGCGCCAACAGCTCGTTATACTTGTCAGAACCTTTCGGCCACCAACTATAAAATGTAGGTTTCGATATAGGAAGTTCAGCTACCACATCGTCGAGGAACAATACATTATCATCACTTTCTATAACATTCTTAGCCTGCTCGTATATCTTTTTCTTATCCTTCTCCTTATACATCTTTTTAGTCGTAAAATTCGTTAAACAATCCCTTTATCTCTCTTCGGCTCATTTGTAAATGGATAGTCCTCTGGATATGTGTCCCAAGCTATATTATTACGCTCTCCCTTCATTAGTCTTGGAGCGAGATACTTATAATCAATCCTGTGGTGTATTCTGTTTCCATTCATTACCTGTCTTTCTGCTCTTATGGCAGATGGGTATTGAATAGGCGTAACCATAGCCTTGTTATATAGCTTGCATTCGTTATATAGATCCGTTAAACCTCCTTTAGCTGTGGCGGATATAGTCTGCTGTAAGGTTATACCATCAGCCAACGAGCCAGTAAACAAGCCCTCATTAAGCACTCCAGCAAATTGCGAGGTGTCATCGTCTTGCACGCCTCTTTCTCCTCGATAAATAAACCTTGTATCATAAAACGTTACGTTCATAACTTTCCGCCTCATCATAGCAAGGTACATACCTCCGTAGAAGTCTCCTGTTTGCGACACCCCAAACAGACCTATTCGATACCGCCTCATCATCTCTGCTACCATATCAAACGTTTTCTTTACCGTCTCTCCAGAAGCGTTATGTACCCATACACCCTTTACTCGAAACTGAAAATCTTTGGTGTCATCATCCATCACAACATACTGCTCGATACCTTTTTTCTTCGCGTAATCCTGAAACATATTACGAGCCTGTCCAGCACTCCGTCTGGAAACGCTTGCTCTATGCACATAGTCGAACCTCTTTCGTGCCTCTGTCATATCAAAGACCACCAGATGAAAGCCGTACTGCTTCGCTACCGCCTTGTACCTCTCTCTATCGTCTGCCTCATCATCCACAAAAACGTAAACATGCTGCATATCGTAGTCTATCTTTTCCAGATACCTAACTGTTTTCAGATTATCCGCTCTGTGGTATGACGGTATAAATACATCTATCATCCTTCGCCCTCCATTTCATTTGTGATCTCCGCATTGAGTATTCGTAGCATTTCGTCCTCGATAAAGCCCTGTTCACCATTATCGACCAGAACCAACCGCAAACGCTCTATAGCCTTCTTCTCTTCCTCCGTGGCGTTGAAGGCATAGTAATTAGCCACACTTTCAAAATCTATCTTTATGAAACGATAAGCAAAGAATTTCAGAACCTCCCTTTGCTTATCTGTCAAGTCGTATTCTTTCAGAGCCTGCAACTTTGCATTGAACTTATCCAAGTTTACGCACTCTTCCAGCTTTAACGTAGGCTTTTCTTTTGGCTCATAGTAACACGAGTTATATTGCAACTTACTTAACTCTTCCGTCTTACTCTTCAAAGGCTCCTTGACATTATAGACCTCTAACACCTCTTTGTCGAGTTCCTCCTTCATCTTCACATAGTCGAGGTCTATATTCTCTTGTGCTGTTTTATTGTCAGCCAAAGCCATTTCTCGTCCCTTCTCTGAATTCAGCGACAGATCCGTTCTCTTTACTACTATAACCTTTGTTCCGTCTGTCTCAACGATAACAACGTCATTTATGCCCAGCTCCTTTGCCGTTTCCTGCGTCTTGTTACCAGCAATTATATTGTTATCCTTATCCAGAAGGATTGACCTACCAAGCCCCAAAGTCTCGATGCTGTGCTTCATCATTATAGCACCTCTCTTCGTGCCTTTATTGAAGTTTTTATCGTCCTGCTTCAAGGAATCGATATTGGTTTCCGTTATCTTTTCAGCCATATATTAATATATTTATAAATATAAAGTAAATCACTTTACAAAGATAACGAAAATCTTTATAAATATCAAGTAATTACAATAAAAAAAGAGAAAGGCGTTAAACCTTTCTCTTTACCTGAATAACTCTGTTATATCACATCCAATTGCCTCTGCAATCTCTATTAAGCTGCTTAGTGTCGGATTTGCATTTATTCTCGAGCTCAAAGCTCGCCTTGAAATACCCAGCTTATCAGCTATCTCTTGAATACTCGTGCCACGTTCATGAGCGACACGAGTAACATCTAACATCTTCATTATTATTGAGCTCCTATAATGTAATAATCTCCATTTATTATTGTTCCCATGTCTGTTTGCTTTATAGCCTCACTATAACATCCTCCGTTGTCAAGGTAAATAAACTCGTTATCCGCAAGGTTCTTAATACGCTCCTTAACAATACTCATGTTCTTTAGAAATGCTTCCTTTTCTTCCTCAGAAAAATCTTCATTCTCTAAACGTTCATCTATATCTATTTTTTGAAACTCGTCTGCATCTTCATTGCAGAATCTTGTGAAATCCTCATATTGCGCAAGTACATTATATTCAAATCTTGGAGTTTCGCCTGTGTTTACATAAACCTCTGAAGTATTATTCTCGCTCATATACTCTCCGAGTACTAAACCTTCTGCTTCTGCAATTTCTCTGGCTTGTTCAATACTTGAGAAACCTACCAATGCCTCAGATTCTGCTACACCATTCTCACCTACCTTAATAATGTCGAGATTGTACTTTTTCTTTAATTCGTTTAAGTTTGCCATAATTTATCGCTTTACCGTGATGCGTAGGGCTTAGTTATTATTGTTTTGTTTGACGTTACAAAGATATATCGCACTTTTAGAATGAGCAAACAAATATTCTCATTTAACATAAATTTAACACTTTTAGCGGTTAAAACAACTCTTTTCGCGGTCTATCACGCAAAAATGGGGGTGCAACATCACTGCTACACCCCCACCAGAAAGCAACAAGGAATTTAATTATTTTTTCTCCGCCTCTCTAAAGCAGAAATCTGCCCATAGCTCTTTAAAATAAACGCCTGCGTGTTTCGCTTTTTCTTCGCTCTCGAAGGCAAGACGGGCACCGACGACCGCATACGAATACGTAGAAGCGCCACTCGCATACGCATAAACGAGACCTCCAACCGCATCCGCATGGCCACAAGCACGCAACACACACCGCTGCTTTTTCTCTTCTGAAAAACGGCTATATTCTTCTTCAGTGAAGAGATAGAACCATGGATAATACCTCCATTCGTCTTCTGTGAACTTCGGCTCCCATCCTTCATTGATGGCTGCTGTTATAATTCGTAGCTTTAGGAAAGCAATCACATCGACACCTAACAGCTCTTTGGCTGCATTGGTATCAAGAAGACCAATAGCCCTATGGTAAGCCTCAACGTATTTGTTGTTATTACCAAGACAGGCTACAGCATCATCAAAGGTTTTAATATCCTTCCACGATGTTGTCTGCTCCTTCAGCGTAAAGTCAAAGATAGACCTTTTCATCTCTGGGGCTTCTTCAACATTAGCGAGAACTGCCTTTTGAGCTTCTTCTTTTGTTTCATACATTCCAAATCGCTTGCCATCACAAGCATACTTAACTACATACATTGTTTTCATACGTTTTTTTGTTTTATAAGTTAAAATAATAATGGTTGTTTATATCTTAGAACTCTATTCGTTGCCAGCTTATAGAACTCTTTTTTTATTTCAAAGCCATAACCTCGTCTTCCAGTATTAGCTGCTGCCAATAGAGTGGAACCAGAACCAGCACACGGATCGATAACTACATCTCCCTTATCTGTGAATATCTCTATAAGCCTCTCAAGTAGTGGTACTGGTTTCTGTGTCGGATGAACCTTTGGCGTTGTGGTATCTTGTACCCAGTCAAAGCAGTTAAATATCATCTGCCCTTCATTCCTGAATTTCGGCAACTTATCACGATATAGTATCAAACCATATTCGCAGTTGCCAACGACCTTCATATTAGCTTTCAGAACCTGCGCTGAGAACTTCTTACGAAAGACCAGATTAATGTAGTTATTAAAACCGTACTTCTTTCCAAGCTCTATGTACTTAAACTGCTGTTCGAACTCACAGAACAACAGCATACAAGGTGCTTGATTTCTCTCTTTAGGCTCTTTCCGTAACATCTGTGAACAGAAGTGCATAAACTCTGCTGGGCGAAAGTCCTTATCAGTATCGAAAAACTCCTTACCTGCAAGTGCGCTTTCTCCGTTCTTGTTGTCTCCTCCTTCATACCAAGCAGGGTTGCTCGCATAGGCATTTTTACCCAGATTATAAGGTGGGTCTGCAATAATCATCTGTGCTTTTGGCAAGCCGTATACCTTGAAGTTCTGGAAATGGTCGTTAAATAATTCTATATTTTTCATCTTATTTTATGCTATTTTGCCGTACAAGCCGTTTTCCTTAGTAAAGGCATATACTTTATAACCATGTTAACGATAGCGTCGTGTTGAGCCGTTCTGCCATTACATACCGCTCTCGACTGTATAACCTTCCATGATTTGGTATTTACTTCGATAGTCTCTAATCTCTTTCCTTTCTTGTCTTTTGCTGACAATATGAGACTGTTCGGATGTCTCTCTTCGTCATAGTAACCCATTGCAAATACGCAATGGTGCATTGCCTTACCTTCTTCCGCAAACTCCCTCACGCTATGTAAAGGCTCTATCCTTATATCCTTATCTCCGAAAGATAGTCCAGCAAAGTTTTTCATCCTCTCCTTGTATAGCTTATCTTGCTTTTCAATTTCCTTTGCTTTTCGTTCCATCTCTTTCTCTACCTCTATCTTATTCTTCTTCTCCAGCAGCTTATCATGTGCTGCCTTTAAGTCGACAGGACAAACGTACTTCGCATTATGTGTATCAAGATTAAAGTATCGTAGTAATTCTATATAGTCTACATACATACTACCATCATCTACTATATAGTTATTTCTCTCGCATATTCGTACAGCGTGCTGCCATCTCGTGCGGTCTTTCAAGTGTCCTCCAGCGTGCTGCCAAAAGCCTAATATGCCATATTGCTTATGCTTTACCAACTCTTCGATAAACGGATCGTTCATCCTTATTAACGCCTTCATCAACGGAGTAACCTCTATTTCTTTCTCTTTCAGTATATCCATCGTCCAGCCATTTCTTTTCAATAGCTTTGTAACCGAACCACGAGCATACATATAGTTACCAGTTATATCGAATATATCTTCATAAGCAACATAACCTGTAGCGCTTGCGTTATGGTTCTTGATATTCATCTCTCCAATCTTCCAACTGAAGTGATACATACTTCTCGTATAATCTCTACCGACTATGGTTTCCTTTCCTTCTTCGCTTATCCAGCACTGCCATAACTCCATAACATCATACATCGTTCTACCATTCAGATAGTTGCATCTGCTTACTTCAAATGTCCTTATCACTTGATAACCTTTATATGCCTGAAATAGGGTAAAATGTCTTAAGGTATTGCCTTTATCCTTGGTTGATCTGTAATAAACTAACTTTAGCTTTTTTCCACACTCCGGGCACTCATAGCCGTTCTCGCAACCAAGGACGACCCCTAACAACGAGCTTGATAATCTCGAGCTGTGTCCGCAACACTGGCACCACACCCAGCCGTTTTTCTTATACAAGCCTATATCCTCGAAACAATGTTCATAGGCATATTTCTTTGCAGCTTCACTGATAGGCTTTAGTTGTTTAGAGAGCTGTAGTACGTGCTTCTGCTCCTTCGTCCTTGGTTTCATAGTCTCTTTCGTTTGGTTCGTAATTATCATTGCAGTGCAATAGATTTAACCCACACTCTATCGTCGGACCTGTATCAACCGAATGTGTACAGGTTTCGCACAACCCCCAGTACTTTTCTTCCATCAGTATTGCCCTCCGAACAAATCGCCCATCATTGCAGCCTCTTTCTCTTGCTTCTCTTTAGCCGCTTGTAATCTTTTCTCTTTGGCTTTCTTCTCTCGTTCCCTCTGCTCCTCCTGCCTTTTCTTTTCCTGCTCTTCCAGTTTCTTCTCGTAGTTCTGTTGAGCCTTCTCCATCGCTTTTTGCTTTTCCTCTTCACTCAATTCTACATGCGTATCTACTACTACACGAGATACGTTGTTAGCCTTGCTTCCTGGGTCTTTCAACTCCTTCTCGTCTATGAAGTGCTTTGCCATGCCGTATATCTCTTCATCAGCCCATCCGCTTTGCTTCCTCTTACTGACCTCTGATAGGATATAATTACATACCGCTTCTGGTGTCTTCTCTGGTTGTTCTTGCATCTTCTTTGCAAACTCCAGATCCGTATCGGCTTCCTTCTTCAAGTACTCCTCGATACGCTTGATAAATAAATTCGTTGCTTTCATATTCCTTATTGCTTTGTTACGTATTTCAATGTATCCTCGTCTTTCCGTTTCTCTTAGTGTCTCCCAGTCAGTACCTTCTACAAGTACCTGCCATTCGCCATTTACCGTCATACGCTTAGGAAACTTAAAACGTTCTTGTATCTTCCTTATAGTTGCTATGTCTCTTATCTTATAATAGACTACGATAAAGTACATCATCACTATCCAGCTACTTTGTGGTTATTCTTTCTCTTTTTAATCTCGGTGTATTCTTCATAGCTAACCGCATTCTTTCTGTCCTCTTCCATCTTCCTCTCTCGCTCTCTTTGCTCTATCTTTTCTATGATTTGGTTCCTCTCGTCAAAGAAGGTGCGCAAAGCTCGCATAATTCTTACAGCATCTATGCACCCGTACATCTCTCCGTAATCTCCGTATTTCAATCGCTGAAAGAATAACATCAACTCGGATAGCTTCAAGAAGTAATACCGACTTAGTATCATCTTAGACATCTCTCGAACTACTCCTAACGTCGCTTTGTTTTCTTCCTTCACTCCGACAAAGTTCTGATAGTCGTTCAGCTCTATAATTAACCAGTCAATAGAGACCTGCTCTCCATAATCTCTGCTTACTTCTGCAAGCGTTGGGGCTTTACCGTTAACGCACCTTTCTGGATAAGAATAACATCTCGATTGAAAAGAAGGGTTATACTTCTCCAGTAGCTCTCGTGCCTCCTCTTTGCTTTTACTTATAGTGAGACATGACTTCGTCGATGACCTCTTTATTTCGTGCCTCTCTCTTTGCAGTATTTGTGTCACTGTTTCTACCATATTCTTTGCCTTTTCCGTTCGTTAGCCATCTATTAACCATGCTATCGATACGCTTTATTTTTTGCCCTCCAGTGGTTACCCAGCCCTGGGCGTCATAATAATAATAAAAGTTCTTTGCCTCCTCTTCACTCATACCCTTATCGGTGCATATCTTTAGCACATCTTCCAGCGTCAGTGTCGTAGGCTCTATTTTCTTAATCGATTTTGACTTTTTGCTTTTCTCCTCCTTAAATAGTAGGTTAGCCTCAACCTGCTTCTGCACCTTCTTTACTTTCGGTTTAGTTTTTTCTTTTATAGGCTTTTCTTCCTTCTTCTTCGGGTGCATAGCTTCGTAAAGCTCCATATCTATGATATAGGCAGGCTGTCTCCGTCCATTCCCAGCCTCATAGGCTATTATATTGTTCTCGATAAGCCGTTTGCGTGCCGCTCTTAGCGTCCTAACCTCTATTCCTAATAAAGTACACAACATTTCATTTTGAACCTCGCAACGGGTCGGGAAACCTGCTATCTTAAAGTATCTCAATATACCGAACCAAAGAGCTATCTGGTAGCTATCCAGCCTCAACACCTGAACACGCCCCCAGAACCATTCTATACGCTCCTCGTAACTCATGCCTCGATATATTCCTTGATAGCCTTTTGGAACTCCTCCAACGAATGGCACACTACGTATTTGTTTTTCATACGCTTTGCCAGCTTCTCATATTCTCTCTGGCTCTGTGACTGCTTACCTACGGGTGTCTTCATCTCAATACATAGCGAAGCATAACCACCCATAGGAACTTGAAGTATAAGATCGGCCACACCAGACCTTACGCCCTCGTCTTTCATTATCTTTGCAGTCCATGCGTTTCTTGCTCCTCCATTAGGAACAGCAAAAAACAATGGTTCGATACTCGGATAAGTCTTTCTGAACCACTCCACACACTGCTTTTGTATCTGACTTTCTGTTAATGGTTTCATAAAACACTACATATTAAACACATTAACACACCTACGATAAAGCCTAACATTACCGCACAGCCTAAACCTACTATAATCGTAGTACCCTGTATATCTTCTTCTTTATTTTGCATATTAATATTCTCCTTTGAACATATCGAAGGCGGCATCTAACAACATCTGCTGCGTGTTAACCTTCTTTTCTTCTACATTATCAATCGTACCAGTTACTCCGTTGGCTATATCCTTCTTCGTCTGTATGAGTTTATACATATACTCGTCTATCGTTTCCTTTCCCAGTAAGTATGTACAGGTAACAGCATTCTTTTGTCCGTTTCGGTGCGCTCTGTCCTCCGCTTGGCAACAATCTGAATATGTCCAAGGGAACTCGATAAACAACACGTTAGAGGCTGCTGTAAGCGTTAAGCCTGTACCACCGCTTCGATAGTTTAATATAATCAGTTTCGTATCTGGGTCCTGTTGGAAAGCATCAACACTTCGTTGCTTTGCCCTGTCATCATCATCACCCGTAACCGTAACAGCCTTTGGGAACTCCTCTTTAAGTTCCTGTACAACCTGCTTCAGGAAACAAAATACTATCAGCTTCTCGCCTCCATCTATAGTGTTATGAATGATGTCAATAGCTGCCTTAATCTTTCCCTTTGATGATATCTGTTTCAATATACCCATCTTTACCATTACAGCCCCTCGAATAGCTCTCTGTATCTTATCATCATCTGCCTTCTTGAACTCTCTTAGATACTGGATAACATCTCGTTTTGCCTCGTTGTACTCCTTCCTATTCTCAATATCAACTAACAGATACGAACGTGTCTTGTCTGGTAGCCATTTCAAAACGTCTTTCTTTTGCCTTCTGAAAAAACAAAACTTATTCAAATAGTAGTTAAGTTCCTTTAGGTGGCTTGATTGGTTCTCGCCTGCGCAATATCTTTCTTTGAACTTCGTATATCCTCCGAAGTCCTCCAGACGCTCCATAATATTAAGCTGCTGTATAAGGTCGGTATTGTTGTTTACTACCGGTGTACCTGTCAACTCCAGCACGAACTCTTTGCCTTTAGCAATACCCTGCACGAATTTGCTTTGCTGTGTCTTGCTTGATTTGCATTTATGGCTTTCATCGATGATGACAGACTTAAATAGATTTATTCTTTCGTCAAATTCTACACTCTTCAGCGTAAATCGTTGCTGGCTCTTCACTCTCTTTACAAAGTACTTCTTTAAGCTCTCATAGTTCGTAATGAATACCTTTGCTAAAGGTTCGCCTGCGTTATTGCGTGACTGCCAAAATAGCTGCCATGTATTTCTATTAGCGTCGCTTAGTATTACAGCTTGCACGCCTCCAAACTTCTTAAACTCTCGCTGCCAGTTTACTTTTAGTGACGCTGGACATATTACCAGCGCTGGCCATGCTCCGCTCGCTGTCATCGTACCAATAGCCTGTGCCGTCTTTCCAAGTCCCGGTTCGTCTCCCATTATGCACCTCTTCTTCTCCAGTGCGTATGCTATACCTTCCTTCTGGTATTCGTATGGTTCAAGCGTCATATTATGCTCTACTTCCAGCTTCGGCATCTCTGATATCTCGTAGCTCTCTACTGGCTCCTCATCTTTCAACCACTGGACACTATTGCATAGATGGCGTTGTACAGCCCAGTCTGCCATTAGCCTTAAATAGTTCTCATCAGTAGGCGAGACTTCCCAAAATTTACCGTCAGCCCTATAACGAGCTGACGGTATTCTTTTCACACATGCCACCAATAAAGGCTGGTAATTAAAAACGACCTTGTAGCAGTTAGGAGTTAAGGTAAACGTCATTATATTTAGACGCATCATAATTCTTTAAGCTACTTCTGTTTTCTTTTTCCTTCCTTTCTTCTTTCCTGTAGCGTGCACCTCAATAGATACCTGTGGTACTTCTCCAGCCTCAACACCTGCAAACGGATCGCCTGCTTCATCGAAATTTAATTCGCCTTGTTTCAAGCCCCATTTACGCTCATTAACGTACTGCTCAGCTTCATACCTCACATTGTCGATAGCTAAAGATAACTCCGACAGATACCTATATTTTTCATCGTCTACTGTGGATATTTTCGGTGCATTTAGGTTCATTACGTCTCCTCGGTCCAGTACACGAGTACCAGTTACAATGACCTCATCGCCACTAAACGTTACAGAACCAACAGACATTCGAGTAAAGATACTCTTTTCCTCCCAGCTTCTTTGCTCCTCCAGTTCTTCCAGAGTGTTATTATACGCCTCTCTCTGTTCTGTCAACATAGCCAGATGGGGAACGAGGGTTTTAATCGCCTCCTTGAAGTCCTTGTGCACAATGTTAGCACCTACCATCGTAATGGTATCTCCATCACGATTAGAATACACCACATTAAGCGTATTCTGCTTTGTTAATTGAATTTTCTTAAAGTCCATTTCACTTGTTTTAATTTAGACATTATATTGCTGATAAAAAGCCTCAAAGTACCTATCATCTGGTATAGGTAGCATTATACCCAGTTCACTTGCTGCATCCGCCTGTATCTTGTTCAAAAACTCTGTCATCTGTGTAGTATTAAGCATAGATGATGTTTCGTACACCTTCTCTACCTTTTCGCCAACTCGGATGACTTTACACAAGAACTTCTTGCAGTAATACATGTAGATGTCATTCTTATCCGTTCCAGTACTATTCTCGATACACTTAAACCACATCCACATTAAATCGTTTTGATTTATCGTTCTTTTCTCACTAACACGCTTCAATATCAGTGAGTAGCTACCATTTTTTAACGTTGAAAAAAGATAGTCGAGATCCGTATCTAACGAAACTCGACCATCTCGCTTCTCAACTTTTACAACTTTCATTAAAATGGTAAATCATCTTCGGGGGCGGGTGGGAACGGTGCACCCGTATTTGGTTGTGTATAGCCTCCCTGTTGGTAGTTAGTTGGTTGCTGCTGTACAGGCTGCTGTGGAACTGTAGCCTGTTGAGGTTGTGTATAACCTCCAGTAGGCTGTGCAACCCCTTGCTGTTGTGGGGCTACATTCTGCACTGGGGCTGCTCCTACATTCTGCTGTTGCCCCTGCGGTATAGTCATCAATACTATACTATCCGCAACAATATCTGTTGTATACACATCAACCCCTTGCTGGTTCTTATACGTTCCGTAGGTAATCATTCCATCTACGGCTATCTTCATTCCCTTCTTTACGAATTTACTCGTAAAATCTGCAAGGTTATTCCATGCTACAATACGGTGCCATTGTGTTACCTCTGGTACGTCCGTGCCATCTTTCTTTTTGTACCCACCAGTAGATGTTGCAAGTGAAATCTGTGCGTAATGTACACCTTGCTGCGTCTGCCTTAATTCGGCATCCTTTCCAACTACACCAATAAGGCTAACTGAATTCTTACTCCGTGCCATATCATAATACGTTAATCGTTATACTTCCTTTGACCTTTGAAACCTTCAAACACTCCTTGTATACATCTGGGTACATCTTCTTTACCTTTGCCGTATCTATACTCTCACGTGTGCTATCCAGCTTACGAACTATCTGTATTCGTTTGCTTTGCCACTTCTTTACGTTGTGTTCTACCATGAGATTGTATAAACCTTCTTTCAGCTCTTTCTTTCTCTCTTCCATCTGCTTTAGCTGGGTTTCTATTTTAATTATCTCATCTTCGGCATCCTTCAACGGTGCTGGCAAAGCCTCCTCGATAGGCTCTAATTCTGTAGAAGTCTCTTTAGCTCCGAAATACTTCTCTCTGTATGGTGTTGAATCTTCCTTTGCAAGATATGCCTTAACTATCTTCTTACAATCCGTTGCACTGATACGGTTAAGTTCCATCAGTTCCGCCTTTCCGTATTGTTCTTTCGGTAGCCAGACAACAAACAATCGTCCAGCCTTCTTGCCCTTGTTACACTTCTCGAACAGATAAGCATAAATAGACAACTGCAACGATACATTGTTTTTGTGTATCTTGCTCGTAGTCTTGATGTCTGCCAGCGGATAGCAGCCTTTCTCGTCCTCATCGAAGACAACATCAATACTCGAAGCTATATTCTTTCCATCATCTACGAGATACTCGTTTTCAGCCGTTGTAAGCCCGTTTTCTTTCTTTAGCCTTACATACTCCTTAACCTCTGGCAAATCATCTCCAAAACCGCAATTATCGTATTGCTCGCACTTCTTGTGAATAAGCGAACCATGCTCTGCAGCCTTCTCCAATACAGACTGCGGGATGTCCTTATAGGTGTCTGGGAACATCCACTTGACAATTGCCGTAACACCACTCAATCGTACACCATCCAAAGTGTACGTATGTGCACCTTCATCAAAGATGACAGGGCTTTTCTTTAATTCTATCTTTTTTTTCATCGTACTTCACTCTGATAATTCATTAATAACATCGCCTAAGTCATTAATATATCTGTTCCCGTGCTCGTCATCTGCAGGGAAAAGATATGAAAAATCTATATAGCTATTGTCGCATCCATATCCATCTCCAGATGGTGAAAAAGCCAAGTAGTATTCTTTAACCTTGTCATATTCCTCTTTCTCGATTAAAGATGTTACTTCTTTAAGGCGCTTAACAACTTCTTTCTTTAGTTTTTCCTTGTACTTGCTTGAAACTAATTTATTTGCTTCTTCATCATTAAAGCCTGCATCTAACAAAAGCTCGATAAAGTCTCTACGAAAGTCTTTATGTAATATATTCTTTTCCATAGTTACGCTGCTTTTTCAATTTTCTTTGACTGCTTCGTGCACGCATCAACAAATACTGGGTCTTTCTTTAGAGCCGGATAGAGATTGTAAGTATCTTCCAGTTCCTTTCGTGTAGTAGCTCTCTTTACTCTGTCGATAGCCTCTGCACGTACATCATCTAACTCGCTCGAATTACCCCACGTATAACGTACCACTCCTTTATCATCCTTGATTTCGATAAAAGATACTCTACGCTGGTCATCATATTCTATAGTTGACACGACAAATCTTGGCTTTGGCTGTCGCTTCCCGTTATACCCAGACTTCCATTCGTCGTCCTTTAGGTTAATCCAGACAAATGGACACGTGTAAAGTTCACGACCGATACCCCAGTTAACACAAGCACGCTTGAAAGCATCAGACGCTTGCCCCTTCTCTTTTTCTGTGTAGCTTTCGGTTCCTACGTCTTGCTTTGTCACCCACTCGCCTTTGTCAGATCGCACGGCTACCGTACAGAATAGATTGCCGTTAATCAATTCATGGCTGCGCTTCCAGTTTTCTGGTCCTACAACCTCATCAAGTAGCGTCATGTCTACTCTCGCATTCTTGTACATCAGAAGGCTGCACCCTTTGCCATCCGTAACTGCTCCGACCCTACACTCAATCTCGTCTGCATGTAAGGTTCTAAAATTTAATTTATCCATACGCTTAATTAATTAAAAATCGTAGGTACGGCGGTATCGAACCGCCCAGACAATCACTTGCCCACACCCTGCTGCACCTTCCAAATACTTCAAAATAAACTAAAAAAAGACTCTCACAAAAGTGAAAGCTATTCGTTTCTCCTGTTTAACCTCCTTACCAGATAGCCTGCACAAAGCGTAGCCCCTGCAGAAATGATTAACGCACCTCCAGCAGCTATCGCAGCAATGATAATACAGATAGCTATCAGATTAACCAATAGTACCGTACCCCTCGTTACTGGCTCTTCCATGATTTTGGTATAGAGTTCGCTCTGCTCGTCAAGCCAACTAACGACCTTGTTTTTATTTATCTTCCTTGTTTTCATTTTGCTCTTGCATATCGTAGGACATCGGCAGCGTTTACCAACCATTTGCCGTTCTGGGCTTCTCCGTTGCCCTTCTCGGCTCTAATCTTTCCAGCAGTGATTAGCCTTTCCAGTCTGGCACGACCTCCTACTATCTTCTCGCTGAACCTCAATCCAAATGTTTTACTATTCATTACTCGCATTATGGTCAAGAGCTTTTCACTATCCGTAATCATGTAGTTTCCCATTTCTTGACCTTATTTCAGTTCTCGCACGTCTCGACATCCTACATCTTCGTAAATCTCCTCCGTTGTTCGTTACTTGCAGAACGACGAAAAGCAAACTAAAGAGTATCTCGATACCATGCTTTCGTATCTCCCTGAGGTCAAAGTTTATCTTTAACCTCTCACAAACCATCCACCATAACAGCTCGGTATCTTTCGATATACCAAGTTTCCTGTAGATTATTTTCTTTTGCGTCTTCACCGTCCAATAGCTTTTGCACAACTTATCGGCTACTTCCTTATCAGAATAGCCTTTGCAGTACTCCAGTATCAGACGGTGTTCTGCTTCAGATAGTACAGCTTTAGGATATTCTGGTGACTTCTACCACCAGCCCCAAAGTCTTCATCTGAAATTTCCATCCTTCACGTCGCTTTATCGCAGAAATACGCCCTGTAGTAACTCTTACCACATCCAGACGATCAATCGGCCATAGCTCCGTATCTCCTACCTTCATTCTCTTTAAGGTAGGCATAACAGGTTTATTCTCTTCTACCATCGCTCAATCAATTTGTTTGATAACTTCTGGATGTCGTCTACATCCTCCTTCATCTTCTTAATCTTATTAACATTCTTTAGCCAGTATTCTTTATACTCATTGGCAGCTTTTTTGTAAGCCTCCGTCAAGTACTCCTGATCTTTTAACTGATTAGTAAGATCGTCAACCTTCTTCTGTAACTCTTCATTCTCTTTCTGTAACTCTGCTACATCAGTAGTCTTTTTCTTTTCTTCCATAACTATTTTGATTTTAATTAATAATACTTGTGACTGGCTAACCTACTACGGTCTGTTTGTGTTACTATTCTTCGCACTATGCTGTCGAGTTCAACGACGCCAGCCTATTTTGTTACTTAGCTCCTTGTTACTTTCTTCCCCGCTGCTTGCCTCGACCCTTATAGGGCTGCTTGCTTCTACGGTTGGCCTCTGCTTCATCGCTATATTTGGATATTATTTCAATCCTGCAATTTACAGCCCCATCAGGCAGGGGAACCGCTACATTATGCGTAGCCTTCGTGGCAAAGGTGGATTCGAACCACCATCGAGCCTCATACTCTTTTGCCTTGGTGATTAAGGCTCACCTCGCCCGATTGTTGTGGTACAATTCTAAACCACCCGCTTTCAGTCATTTTTATTTATGAGAGATGGCTCAAAGGGTTTTCTCGAAAATCTGTACTCTCTGCGCTGTGGGTGTCTCGGACTTGAACCAAGTAGCCAGCCTTTAACTGAACACCCTGTATAGTGATTAATTAGTGTGCGTAATAAGTAACCTTCAACCCCCTTCTTAATTTGCATACGCATTTATCTTGACCTGACTTGTAAGCTCTTTCAATCTGCTTGTTTGCATGCTCTGTTCCTATCAGAAGGATGAGCCCTGAAACTCCTACCAGCTTATCAACCTTCTTGCCTTCTTCCGTATATCCGTAAACTTTAATCTTAAAGTCTCGGTTTATCTCCCGTGTGCTGTACTGTAATTTTGTTGCTTTCATAAGAAGTCTTTTTAAGTATGCCCCTTATCGGGGCATATTAGTTTACCTGATAGCATTTCTGAATATTTCACAAGCCTTATTGTTATCAACTCCTAACTTTTTCATTATAAGTTGGATGTACATATCTACATCACTCTTGTTATTGATAAGACCTTTAACAAAATCTGCAAGGATAAAATCTTGCACCATTCTTGTTTTTGCTAATTTTGCTGTAACTTTAATTGCTTTCATATTCAAGTCTTTTTTTTAATTTACCCCGTTTGAGGTATTGTTTATTTTTGTTTATTTCAAAGTTTATTTATATCTTTGTTTCATAAATCTGTGGCAAAGGTAAAGTTTATTGTACATTGGTGCAAACTTTTCTGAACATTTATTTGTTAAACTTTGCAAACTTAAATGGACATTTTTCGATAAACGTATGAATATCAATCGAATTGCAGAAGCTATAAAAGCAAGCAAACTTGGCAAAAGTGAATTATCTAAGCTCACTAAAGTTTCGAGAACAACTATTGATAATTTACTTGACGGGGCTGATGTTAAAGTTAGCACCATTGAAAGTTTAGCCTACGTACTCAAAGTTCCAGTAGGATATTTCTTTGATGATTGCGGGTTTATTCAAGTTACCGCCTCGGGCGACCAGTCTATCGCTACCAACTCTGGAGATGTTACACTCGGAGGGCAAAATGATAATAACGGGCATATAGGCGTTCAAAATAACTATGCTGGTATAGATACCCACGGCAAGAAAGATAACGTTACTACGCTAACGGAAACGGTATCTACGTTAACGAGAGAGTTGGAAACGTCACAGCAACAGAAAAGCCATCTAATAGAAGTCGTTGCCACATCTCAAAAACAGATACAGCAGATGACGGATATTATAGACCGATTAACAAAGTAGCTTATGGATGGAAACGAAGTAAGAAAAGCCCTGCAAGATAATCATATCAACCTTGCTTGGCTTGCAGAAGAGTGGGGGATAACCCCGCAGGCTCTATCGTCAAGGCTAAACGTTAAGATGTTTAAGCACGGCTATCTTATAGAGATAACACAGATACTCGGTAAAGACATCTTCGGAATAGGCATAAAAACAGAACAACAACCAGTACTGAATATCTCGGCTAATTCTACCGCCAGCCTCAACGCTGGTAATTACCCTGTCATCGAGTATGTATCCGTGCCTTACTTCTCTGGGTGTGTAGGTATCCACTATCTGAGATACGACGCTGAGCCGAGATACATGTTTGGCGATACCATCTTCTTACAAGAAGCTACTAACGTCATGCCTGGACAAATATACCTGTTCTTCACTGGCTCTGATTGGTTTATTCGTAGAGCACTCTTAACTGATAAAAGCGGAACCTACAATCTCGTTGCTCTTAACTCTTACTATCCAGATTACGAGGTTAAGAAAAAAGATATACTACAGATGTACAAGATCGTCGGCACAATTTCACGAGAGCAAACATAAATTTTTCTCGCGCGCACGCATATA